ATGCCGGCCGAGAGCCCTGCGTCAAAAGCAATTCGACTTCTGGGTGCGAAGCAGATCGCCCATGCGTGCGACGTGACCACCAACGCCGTTTACAAATGGCGTGAGGGCGACGGCCTGATCCCCTCGCGCCAGATGCCGACCGTGTGGCGGCTCGCGCAGAACCTCGGCAAGCCGCTGACCGCGCTGGACATCATCGGGATCGCGGCGTGAGCAAGCCGATCCCGCTCAATAACGCCCGGTGGGAGCGCTTGCTCCGCGTGTGCCTGGTCGCCGCCGCCGCGCCGGGCCGGATCGAGACCGACCTGCCGAAGGCGCTTCGCGCGACCAAGGGGGTTCCCTGCCCGCGCGTCGGCGTGCGCGAGGACGAGCACCTATTCGCCTCGCTCTACTGGCTGGCCCACACCTATCAGACCGCGCTGGCCCCGCGCCGGGTGCGGCTCGCGCCGGCGCTCGGCACGACCGCCGCCGAAGCCCTGCGCGCCATGGGCGTCGATCCGTCCGCGCCCGTCGAGCTGATGCTGCTGCCGCCGGAGCCGGACGCCCTGGATGTAGGGCGCGCGCCCCGCCGCGACGTGTACGGGTGAGCCGATGAAGTTCGACGGGGGGATGCAGCTGGCGCTCGACGCCGCCGGCGGCCGTTCGGCCCTCGCGCGGCGCATGAGCCTGCCGCGCCAGAACGTGAAGTGGGCGACCTGCCCGAAGGACAAGCTGTTCGACGTGGCCCGCGCCGCCGGCGTCGAGCCGGAGAAGATCCGCCCCGACCTGGTGGACTGGATCCGCATTGAGCGGCAGCGCCTGCTGCTGGAGCGCGCCCGGGCAAAGTTCGGCCTGTCCGGGCCGGCAAAGATCACCACCCCCGACACGCCGATGCCGGCGATCGTCGAGGTGTTCGAGCTCGGCCTGACCGTCGCCGCGCTGCGCTTCGCCGCCCAGGAACGCGGGCTGCAGCTGCACCAGGTGCTGAAGGGCGCCGACCAGCCGACGCAATCGGCCCGCGCTTACGGCATGGCGCTCGCCCACGTGGTCGGCCGCGTCAGCTCGACGTCGGTGGCGATGGTGGTCGGCTGCTCGCGCCAGAACGTCGAGAACGCCGCGCACCGCTACGAGCGCGCCCGCGACGGCGACGACGAGGCCGAGGGCGGCCGGGTCATCGAGCGCGGCCGGGTGCGCCGGGCCAAGGCCGCCAACGACGACCTATGGGCGGCCGAGCGCCGCTTCCTCGAGGAGCTGTCGAAGTGACGCCCTACTACCTGCCGCCGGCGCAGCGCCGGCTGGTCCGCAAGCTGCTGCGATGGGGCGCGCGCCTCGCCGCCCTGTCCGTCCAACGCCACGAAGACCGCGAGCGGGAGAGCCGCCGATGACCAAGATCGTCAACCCCGTAGTCGCCAAGCGCCTGCAGGAACGCGGCGAGGTGTACGCGCTGCAGGACCGGCTGGCGAAAGCCGAGGCCGAGGCGCGGCGGATGAGCAAGGCGCTGCAGGCCATCGCCGACGACTATGAGAACCCCAACCTCAGTCACGTCGACTTCCGGGTCCGCGCCTGTCAGCTCGCGAAGGACGCGCTGCAATGAGAGAGCCGGAATTCGCGCTGTCGATCCAGCAGCCGTGGGCGTGGCTGATCGTAAACGGGCTGAAGGACATCGAGAACCGCTCGTGGCCGACGCGCTTCCGCGGGCCGGTGCTGATCCACGCCGGCAAGAAGGTCGACACGTACGCGGCCGAAGACGTTGAGGAGGGCCATCACCCCGTCACCGGATCTCCGCATCTGTGGGCGACGCCGCTCACCTGGGAGCGCGGCGGCATCGTCGGCGTGGCGGAGATCGTCGATTGCGTCACCGCCCACTCCTCCGAGTGGTTCGTGGGCGAGCACGGCTTCATCCTGCGTAACGCCCGACCGCTGCCGTTCCGCCCCTGCTCCGGAAAGCTGGGCTTCTTCCGCCCTGAGTATCGGGACGCCGGCTGATGGTGCGCGACGACGTCACCGGCCGCGACCTGTCGCTGAAGCTCGGCGACGAGATCGAGGACGTGCTGCGCGACCTCGGCGTCTCGGTGAAGAAGGTCGGCCGGCGCAAGCTGTACTGCTTCGCCCCGTGGGCGAACGAGACGACCCCCAAGCTGGAGGTCGACATCTGGTCGAAGCCCGGCAAGTGGAACCACTGGCGGGGCGGCCACTTCGGCGACGCGCTCGGCCTGGTGGCGTGCGTGCTGGTCGGCCGGGGCGACGCCGGCCGCGACCGCGAGGCGGTCAAGCAGGCGATCTTCTGGGCCAAGGAGCGCTATGGCCTGGGCACAGGCTACGACCGCGGCGCCTGGAAGCGCGAGACCGAGGAACGGCAGAAGCGGGCCAAGGAGCGCGAGGCCCGGGCCGCGCGCGAACTGGCCGAGGCGCGCAACACCGCCCGGGGCCTGTGGCTGGCCTCGCGCCCGATCGAGCGCGGCGACGCCGCCGACGCCTACCTGCAGGCGCGCGGCATCGTGTTGTGGGACCTGCCGCGCCAGCCGCGCGCGATGCGGCTGCAGCGCGAGGCCCGATGGTTCGACGACGACGGCGAGCTGGCTCACGTCGGGCCGGCGATCGCCTCGGCGATGACGCTGGTCGACGGCAAGTTCGGCTCGCTGCACCGCATCTGGATCGACCCGAACCGTCCTGGCGAGAAGGCCGACCTGCCGATCGTGCGCAAGATGTGGCCGGAGAGCGAGGCGTGCGCGATCCGCCTGTGGCGCGGCGCGAGCAACCTGACCGAGGCCGAGGCGGCGAAGGACGGCCAGAAGGAAGAGATCGTCCTGTGCGAGGGCGTCGAGGACGGCCTGTCGATCGCGCTGATGGTCCCCGAGCGGCGCATCCACGCGGTCGGCTCCCTGCCCGGCCTCTTGTCCTACGCGGCGCCGAAGTGCGCGAGCGGCCTGACCGTCTGCGCCGACAACGATTGGGGCAAGCCCCAGGCCCAGGCGATGCTCGACCGCGCCTGCGCCCGCTTCGAGCGCGAGCTGCGCCTGCCGGTGCGGATCGCCCGCTCGCCGGTCGGCAAGGACTTCAACGACCTTCTGCGGGGGCGCGCGTGACCGGCGCCATGAACGACGGCACCTGGGCCGGAAAGTTCGACCGCCCCGAGACCTGGGCGGAGTTCGACCGCCTGCCGCTGCCGCTGAAGCGGCTCTATTGGCACGCGCCCTACCGCTACACCGCCATGCCCGCCGTGCGCGCCGTCCAGCGCCACGAAGGCTGCTGGAAGACGCCCGAGCTGATGGAGGCCGACGTGCGCCGCGAGGCGCTGCGCCTCTACGGCCCCGACCATCCGCAGGCCCAGGGCCTTATGAGTGGATTTGTGCTTTGACCGCCCTGCCCCCGGACGATCCTTTCGGCGACCGCGCGCACCTTGAGGAGCAGCGCAAGAAGCGCCGCCAGCAGGGCCGAGACTCCATCCTCGGCGGCGCCGCGGAGTGGCGGCCCGAGGGACCGCCGCCAGGTCCCCCGCCCGGCGACGACGACGCCGGCGACGGCTCGGGCGACCCCGGCGACAAGCCGCGCGTCTATCGCCTGCTGAAGATCCCCCGCATCAACGGTGCGGGCCGGGTCGAGTACACGGTGGTCGACCTGCCCGACGACTGCCCGGTGATCCCGCTCGGCAAACAGGACAAGGTGTTCTGGTTCCTCGACCCGCACGGCCAGCTGATCCCGCTGACCAGCTCGGAGTTCGGCCAGAAGACCCTGCAGGGCCTGTTCGCGGGCGAGAAGTCCAGCCACTGGCTGAACTGCGCCTTCCCGCAGATCAACAAGAACGAGCGATGGGTCGGCTTCGCCGCGCAGTACGCGACGCAGGCGCTGATGGACGCCTGCGCCAAGAAGGGCCCGTTCGAGGTGCGCGACAAGGTGCGGGGCCTCGGCTGCTGGCGCGGCGAGGACGGCGAGCTGATCCAGCACCTGGGGAACAAGATCATCGTCGACGGCGAGGAGCACCGGCCGGGCGAGATCGGCGGCTACGTCTACCCGGGCCGCCCGGCGGTGCCGGCCCCGCTCGCCGAGGGCGGCCAGGAGGCGGCGATCGCCGTCTATGACGACTTCCGCAGCTGGAATTGGGCGCGGCCGGACCTCGACCCGCGCCTGCTGCTCGGCTGGCTCGGCTGCATGATCCTCGGCGCCGCGCTCGACTGGCGCCCGATGGTGTTCTTCACCGGCGACGCCGGCACCGGCAAATCGACGCTGCAGGAGCGGCTGAAGAAGATGACGCCGGGCCGGATGGAATCGACGGTCGACGCGACGCCGGCGGCGCTGCGCCAGATCATCAACCAGGACGCCAAGGGTATCAGCTTCGACGAGATCGAGGCCGACATGCTGAACGATCAGGCGCAGCTGGTGATGAAGCTCGCGCGCGTGGCCGCGTCGGGCGGCACGGTGTTCCGGGGCGGCAAGGACCACCAGTCGGCCGAGTTCCAGCTTCGCGGCTGCTTCGCCTTCTCGGCGATCATGCCGCCGTCGATGCGCGCCCAGGACATGCAGCGCCTGACCTTCCTGCGCCTGTTCTCGCTGAAGCCGGGCCAGAAGCTGAGGAAGCTGACCGACAAGCACCTGAAGGAGACCGGCCGCAAGCTGGTCGGCCGGATCGTCGCCGGTTGGGAGCGCTGGAACGAGACGCTGGAAGCCTACGAGGCCGGCCTCGTGCGGATCGGCCACAACCAGCGCGGCGCCCGCCAGTTCGGCAGCCTGCTCGCCGCCGCCGACCTGCTGATGCACGACAGCGTGCCCGAGCCCGAGGTGGTCGACGGCCTGGTGCGCGGCCTGGAGCGCGAGAGCCTGTACGAGTACGAGAACGCCGAGCCCACCTGGCTCAAGACCTTCCGCCGGATCATGCAGGCGCAGCCGGAAGTGTGGCGGTCGAGCGGCTTCCCGACCGTGGGCGAGGTGGTGCGCGAGTTCCTGAACGCGCCCCGCGACTGCGCCGACGGCGACACGATCCGGGGCAAGCGCCAGGACCAGCTGAACCGCGTCGGCCTCGCGATCGTGCGGACGCGCAAGGACCAGCGTTACTGGCTGGCCGTGCCGCCGACGCACCCGCAGCTGACGGCGATGTTCGCCAACACCGACCTGCGCGCCCACGGCGGCGAGGGCGTCTGGACCGGCGTCCTGCGCGGCGCCGACAAATGGGACCCGGCGACGCAAACCGGGGTGTGGTTCGCCGAGAAGGTGGCGCACCTGGAGCGGCAGAAATGCACGCTGATCCGGCTGGACGCCACGGTGGAGCTGCAGGGCGTGAAGACGCCGATCTTCGACCGGAGCCTAGACGACAAGACGGAGATCGACCCGGCCTAGCCCGGGTCGACCTCGGCCAGCATCCGCGCGACCTCGGCCGCCGCTCGAGCCTGCAGCTCGTAGTCCTTGGCCGCGCGCTCGAGCGCGGTGCGGAGCTCGACCGCCCAGGCCGGGTTCAGCCGGTAGTCGGTCCCCTCGCGCGCGGCCTGAGCCACGCGGCGCACGGTGCGTTCGTTGACGCCGAGCAGCTCGGCCATCGCGTTCTGCCACTCCTCGCCGAACAGGGCGACGCCGGCGCGGCGAACCATTTCAGGGGTGAAGGTGGTGGTCATGCGTCCCTCCATAGGCGGGGAAGCGGGGACGGCCAAGCCGCCCCCGCCCCGGTCGCCTTACTCCCCGAGGAGCGCTTCGCGCGCGATGGCCAGGTTCTCCTCGGTATCCGGGTCGATGTCCTGGCCGTCCAGGTCCTCGGCGTCCTCGGCTGCGTACCGGGCGTCCTGGGCCGCGTGGCGGGCAGCGCGGTCGGCGTCCTGCCGGGCCTGCTCGGCCAACTCGGCCTCGGCCGACACCTCGGTCAGGTTCTGCAGCATGGTCGGCGTCCAGCCGTGTTCCGCCGCCAGACTGGCGAGCTTGGCGACCATGTCGCCCTTCTTGCAGCTCGCCTCGAAGTAATAGCCGTCGACCCGAGCGCCGCGCTCCTGCAGCTCCTTGAAGGCCGCGACCAGGGCCGGCTTCGACGCCGACTTCAGGAACTCCACGTCAGGCGTCCAGGCGCGGGCGACCTCGACCCCGGCCCGCTTGGCGATCCAGCCCAGGTGCGCCCAGCGCGCGTCGTTGTGGTTGTCGAGCTTCTCCTCCACGCCGTTCAGCGTGCCGGCGAAACAGAAGGCCAGAAGGGCCGCCTTCTCGGCCGGCGGCAGCTCGCCCACGTAGTCGCAGAACGCGACGCGAGTCGTGGGCAGGCGATCGTTCCACCGGCTCCACTCCTCGCCGTAGAGCGCATCCTCGGCGGTCGCGATGCCGGCGGCGCGCTGGCCGTAGCCTTCGCGGTCCTTGGTCAGGGTGGACACTTCGGTCGAGCCGTAGCCGCTGCTGCGCCGGAACGTGGTCCAGGCGAGGTGCGTCAGCATCGCGTCGTAAGCGGCCTCGGGGTTCTTCAGCAGGGCGGCCCGGGTGACGCTGGTCGCCACGGTGGTCAGCTTGTGGTGGCCGGTCTGGCCGTAGCCGAACAGGGACGGGTCGGCCTTGGCCTTGGCCTGGGCCGCCGTCTGCGGCTTGGCGGCCGCCTCGGCGGCGGTCTTGCCCGGCTTGTGGAAGCCGCGCTCGACCTTCAGCGAGCCGTCATACTCGACGTAGACGAAGGCGACGGCGCCGCCCATCTGCTCCGGCGTCCAGCCCTTCTCGGTCTTCTTGCCCTTCGGGATGTCGACTTTGGGCAGGCGCTCGAAGCCGGTCGCGTAGCCGTATCCCTTGGTCGGGACGATGACTTCGCCCCAGCCCTCGGCCTTCACCTTGGCCGTCTCGGCGTCCAGCTTCTCGGCCGCCAGCCGCTGCACCAGCCCGGCGTCGGCCCAATCCTCGTCGGCCTCGCGTCCGGTGAACAGGTCGACCAGCAGCTGACCGCCGGCGGCAAGGTAGGCGTCGCGGCCGACGAAGCGGGCGAGACGATCCGAAGGCGACACCGCGCCCACGCGGATGCGCTCGCGCACCGCCCAGGCGGGAATCGTGCGCCAGGCGTCGCCCTGGAAGCTCGCCAGCACGGCGCGCTGGCGCTCCTGGTCGTCGCTCGCCGTGAAGGCAAGGGCGGCGTCGAAGTCCATCCGCTCGGCCCTGAACGCCTCCAGGATCTCGGGAGCGAGCACACGGAAGCGCAGCAGCTGCGCCACGTCGCGGGCCGAGACGTCGCAGGTGGCGGCGATCTCCTCGGGCGTGCGGCCCTCGTCGAACAGGCGGTTGAACGCCACGAACCGGTCGGCCGGGTGCATGTCCTCGCGGACGAAGGTCACCAGGGAGTTGCGGCGGGCGTCCTCGCGCGTGCCGAGCAGCACCGGAACGCCGTTCATGTAGGCGGCGGGCAAGCTGGCGCTGCTGGCGAGCAGCTTCAGGGCGCGCAGGCGCCGGCCCCCGTCGTAGACGTGGCCGACGCCGTTCGCTTCGTAGACCTTCAGCGGGTCCTGCAGGCCGGCGGCGGCGATCGAGGCGGCGAGGCCGCTCACGTCGGAGGTGTCGCCGAAGCGGGCGTTCTCCTCGGCGCACACCAGCAGCTCCAGCGGCCAGGGCGTGACGATCCGGTGCGCGGCCTCGGTCGGGGCGATGGCGGCGGCGGTGGTCTTCGCGGTGGTCTTCTTCGTCATGGTCGGTCCTCCTTGACCGGTTGACCGCCCCGGCCCGATGCCAGGGCGCGAGCGCTGACGGCTCGGCAAGGCCCTGCGCGCGCGGCGCAGGGCAGAGCGGAGCCGTCAGGCTTGCAGCAGCTTCACGATGTCCTTCGGCAGGTCGGCGGCGAACTCGAAGCCGTCCCAGCCGTCGACGTTGGGCCGCATGTGGACGCGGAAGACGCCGCGCCCGCCTTTCATACAGACGAGGCGGGCGGGGAAGACACCGCCCAGGCCGTTGCGGACTTCGTACAGCGCGCCGACGCGCAGCTCGCCCAGGGCGGGCGGGGTGGTGGTGTGAGCCGTCACAGGTGGTCTCCTTACGCGGCGAGGGCAGGAGACACCGGCGCGGCGTCGTGCAACGCGGGCGGATTGGTCGCCGCCTCGATGGCCGCCTTGGCGACCAGCTCGCGGACCCAGCGCTCGCCGCCGAACAGGGTCAGCAGCTTCAGCGACAGCGCCTGGGGCGTGACGCGGGGGCAGGCGCGGGCCAGCAGCACGGCCTCACCGAGCAGGCGGGCGACCTGGTCCTTGTGCGGCTGCGCCAGGTGCGCGGTCTCGCGGGACAGGACGGCGCGATAGGTGGTGGTCATAGGGTCTCTCCCTGTGGTCGCCCCGGCCCTGTGCCAGGACGTGAGCGGCTGGCGCTCAGATGGCCGCACCCCGCAGGATGCGGCCCGCTGAACGTCAGAGCCCCCAGGGCGCCGCCTTGTAGCCGCGCAGGCGGCGGATCGCGGCGCGGCGGAGCCGGTCGGTCACCGCCTGCGCCCAGCTGCGGTCGTAGTCGGCGACCTCGCACGCCTGATAGTCGAAGCAGTCGAGCTGCTTCAGGACCAAGCCCATCTCCTCGTCAGACGAGAGCGGGTACATGCCGAAGATGCGCGGACGGCGCGGCGCCCGGTACTCGCTGACGATCTCGCCGTTTCCGAAGTACTCGGCGGTACGGCCCGGGTAGCGGGCCTCCAGGCTCGCCCAGTTGGCGCGGAGCAGGCCCCGGCCCAGTTGGTCGGGGAACTCGCGCGGATCGAACTCGCCTCCGGCGCGCCCGTCGCTCCAAGCCGCGCCGGTCGGCACGATCCCGCCGAAGTCGAGACCATAGGCGGCCGGGGGGAACGGCAGGCGCACGATGTCGCGCGGCGACGCCGAGCGGGCGAAGTCCACCAGGACGTCGATGTGTTCGGGGGAAACGAGAAAAGCCGACATAGGGTCTGTCCCTGTGTTCGCCCCGGCCCCATGCCAGGACGTGAGCGAGTGGCGCTCAGTCGGCCGCACCCCGCAGGATGCGGCCCGCTGAACGTCAGCCGAGCCAGATGTCTTGCAGCTCGCGCCAGTTGAGGCGGCGCAGCTTGCCGCTGGAGCGTGTCGGCGCGTAAGCGGCGAACGGGCGGTTGAGCCCGGCCCCGGTGAACGGCTCCGGCAGGAAGAAGCTGAACAGAAGCACGCGAGCCGGGGCGGCGGGGTCGCCTTCGACCTGCGCCGAGGCGACGCCCTCGGGGCGACCGTGCGGCAGGAGGCGGAAAACGGCGTCGAGTTCGGGGCCGTCGCGCAGGATGGTCAGGCGCACCGTTCAGCCCTCCACCTTCGACCAGGTGGCCAGGGCGACTTGCCAGGGGCGGTCGATCGTCGCCGAGCCGCGCTCGACGTTGACGAAGCGGAAGTCGCCCCGGTCGTGGGGGCGGTCGACGCGGTACGCGACGCCGGTGCTGCAGTAGCTGGCGCACGGGACCACGGAAAAGACGATCACGTCGTCATGGCGAGGCATGTCTGCCATCGGTCTCGGTCCTTCCAAGAGTGCCCCCGGCCCATGCCAGGAGCGGCCCGCTGAAGCAGCGGAGCCCTAGATGTAGGGCGCGCCCCTGATGCCGTCAAGCCCCCATGTTCACCCCGGCCCTTGCGCTGCGCGATCCCTTGAGGGAAAAGGGGTGGCGAGCCGTGCGCCGCCCTTTCAGTCCCCGCCATGGGCCGGGGGGAAGGGACTTCTCGGGGGACTATCAAGCCCCTGATCGAACGGCGGAAAGCGGCTCCGGTCCCTTCAGTCCCCTCAGTCCCGGCGTGCGCCTGCGTAGGCGTGCGCGCGGTCCGGTTCGACCTGGGGTCGGCCCTCGGCCAGCGCTCGGCTCGGCGCTTCGGGTTATATGTACGTAGGGACTGAGGGGACTAAGGGGACTGATACAGGAAAGCCCAAGCTGAGCTTTGCTTCGCCAGTCCCCGGCGCAGTCCCCGACCAGTCCCCGGCGCAGCGTTGCGCCCTGCATCCAGGGCGCAGGATCGGCGGCGCATAAACAAAGGGGTCGATATGTCGGGCGGAGTGGCGACGGCGCTTGAACAGGTGCTGGACGGTCAGGCCGGCGGGCAGGTGCTCGAGCAAGCCGGCCTGTTCGACGACTTCGACGCGACCGAGGTTGGCGCGCTCGATGCGCCCTCGCCGCTCACCAAGGCATTGACCCCGCCCAAGCGCGGCCCAGGTCGCCGGCCTGGATCGAAGAACCGGCGCACAGAGGCGGTGGTCGGCTGGCTGCTGTCGCAGCATCGCCACCCGCTCAGCGTGATGATGGAAGCCTACGGCATGACGCCGGCCGAGCTGGCGAAACAGATCGGCATTGCCGCGCCGTCCGACGACCAGCTGCTGGACCTGCTGAAGCTGCAACTGCGGATGGCCGAGGCGGTCGCGCCCTACGTCGCCCAGCGCCTGCCGCAAGCGGTGGTGGCCGAAGGCGGATCGCTGCTGCAGGTGAACATCGGCGGCGTGAACCTCGGCGGAGGGGTATCAAGTCCCGCCCGCGCAGGGTCGGCTGAAAATCCTGCGGCGATCGAGGGCCAGGTGCTGGCGGTCCGACTGCCTGTGAAGTCGGACGATCCGGCCGGCTGAAAGTCGGAAACCCAAGCGCAGCAAGGCTTTCGGCTTAACTAGCGGTTAGGGGACCCCCTCCTTGACCGCGCCCTGGCGCGCGCGCGGCCCCCCGGAAAACGGTTCCGTCAGACCGGGCCGCCCGTGCGGTCCCGCACTTTTGCGCGTTGCGAGATCCAGAGGGGGCCGACCTTCGACCGCAGCTGAAGGGTCGGGGGTCTGGGTTCCCATGTTCGATGTGAGGTCTTACGCGCCGGGCGGTCCGACGCTGAAGCGCTTCCATGAATCGGACGCCTTCTTCCGATTGGTGGCAGGCCCGATCGGCTCTGGCAAGACCACGGCGTGCGGCGTCGCGGAGATGTTCTTCACGCCGATGATCCAGCCGCCGGGCCCCGATGGGGTGCGCCGCGCCAAGGTCGGGGTGCTGCGCGACACCTACCGGAACCTGTACGCGACCTTCATCCCGTCCTGGTTCAAGTGGATCCCTCGTGAATACGGCCATTTCGTCGGCTCCGACGACCGGCCGGCGCTCCACACCTTCGAGTTCACGGCCCCATACCTGGACCGGCCCGGGGAGGGGGTGTGCGAGATCACGGTCGAGATGCGGGCGCTCGGCCCGAACACGGTCGAGGCGGTGTGCCGCGGCTGGGAGTTGACCGGCGCCTACATCGACGAAATGGACCTGGTGCCGCCCGAGGCGCTGTCCTTCCTCGCCGGCCGCGTCATGCGCTACGGCGACAAGCGCACGCGCCGGACGCGCGGCGTCTGGGGCTCGTTCAACAAGCCCGACGTCGACCACTGGCTCTATGACCTGTGCGTGGAAAGCCGGCCGGACAACCTCGAGTTCTTCGACCAGCCGAGCGGCCTGCTGCCCGGCCTTCCCCTGCGGCCGAACCCCGAGGCCGACAACGTCGGGGAGCTCGATGCGGACTACTACATCAAGAGCGCCGAGCGTCAGCCGGAGTGGTACGTCCGCCGGATGCTCCGCAACGAGTGGGGCGCCTCCGTTTCCGGCGAGCTGATCTATCCCGAGTTCCGCGACAAGGGCGAGCTCGGCCACATGCTGCCGGTCGAGGTCGAGCCGGACCCGGGCTCGGAGCTGGTGCTCGGCGTCGACGGCGGCCGGACGCCGGCGGCCGTGGTCCTCGGCCGCGACGGGTGGGGTCGCCGGATCGTGTTCGCCGAGGCGGTCATGGCCGACCCGAGCGACCCGAAGGGGCGGCGGCTCGCCCTAGGTGTAGGGCCTCGCCGCTTCGCCGCGTACCTGGGCGACATCCTGGTCCCGCGTTTCCGCGGCTGTCGGATCACCATGGCCTACGCCGACCCGGCGATGTTCTACGGGGCCGACAAGGAGGCCGGCGAGTTCTCGGACATCGAGACGATCGGCCAGATCCTCAAAATCCCGGTGCAGCCCGCGCCGTCGAACGAAGTGTCGATCCGTCACGAGGCCGTGCGCAACCCGATGACGTCGATCGGCCGCGACGGGCGCCCCCAGCTGCTGGTGAACCCCTCGTGCAAGTGGCTGCGACGCGGCTTCGTCAGCGACTACAAGTGGGAGCAGCGCGATCCGAAGCAGCCGACAAAGCGGCTGAACGCCCAGAAGTCGTCGACCTCGCACGTGCACGACGCCCTGCAGTATGCGCTGCTCGGCGACATCGGCCGCGCCGGCGTCACCGGCGGCCCCGCCTTCGATCGGTTCTCGCCCAAGAGCCGACCGCGCTACCTCGACGAAGAGGGCTGGCAGCCCGAGGCCGTGCGCCTCGGACAGCCCGGGCAGCGCTCGGGCGACAGCTACGCCTCGGACTTCGACCTATGGAAGGTCTGAGCCTCGCGGCGGCGTCGCCGCTCGACTTCGCCGAGGCGCTCGACGACGGCGGCGCGCCGGCGCCGGGGATGCGGCGGCGGCTGTTCGGCCGGTACGCGCGAATGGTGGCCGGCGGCCCTGGCGTCACCCTGCGCGACCGCGCCGGCCGCCTGGTGCTGTCGGCCGGCCTCTACCGCGACACCGCGCACCTGGAAGCGTGGTTCGCCGCCGGCCCGGCGCTGCGCGCCAACCTGGTCCCCGCGCTCAGGATCGCCCGCCGGCTGATGGCCATGGCCGCGTCCCACGAGGAGCTGCCGCTGGTGAAGTGCTTCATCTCGCCCAAGAGCGTTGCGGGCGCCCGACTGGCCGCAGTGTGCGGCTTCGTCAGCGCGGGCACGGAGGAGACGCCGCTTGGCCCGTGTGAGGTTTGGACTAGGAGGTATCCTTGAAGACGGTGATGCGGGCGTTCGGCATGGGGCCCTCGACGGACCTGTCCCCGGCGCAGAAGGAAGCCCAGGACGCCCAGCAGCGGGCGGCGTTCGCCCAGCAGGAGCAAGCCCAACGCTTGGCGGCGGAGAAGACGGACTCGGGGCGGGTGATGGCCAGCGGGGGCCGTCAGCTGCTCGCGTTCGGGGGCAACACGTCCGGGCTCGCCACCGCGCTCGGGGGCTGATCCGTTGAGCGCCTGGTCCACCAAGGAGATCATTCAGCGCCAGCAGGCGGCCGCCTTGTCGCGGACGCGCATGCAGCTGTTCATCAACGAGGCGATGGACTTCGGCATGCCGTGGGCGCGCGATCCCCGCCGTGGCCGCCAGGTGTTCGACCTGCTGTTCGACAGCTCCGGCCCCTGGGGCGCGCAGAAGTTCAGCGGCCGGCTGCAACAGGACCTGACGCCGACCGAGCAGAACTGGTGGGGCCTCGAGGCCGGGCCGCTCGTGCCGCAGCCGCACGTCGAGGCGGTGAACCGTAGCCTCGAGGTTCCGACCAACATCGTGCGCGCGGCCCTGAACGCCTCGTCGTTCCCGAAGGCCGCCGGCGAGATGTACACGTACCTCAGCATGGGGACCGGCGCGCTCCTCATGAACGAGGGCGACGACCGCGCGCCGATCCAATGCTACGCCGTGCCGTCCTGGCGCGGCCTCGACTTCGAGGAAGGCCCGCTCGGCAACGTCGAGAACGTCTTCTGGGAGAAGCGCTATCCGGCGTGGCAGCTGGCCCGCAAATGGCCGAAAGCGAAGTGGCCGACCGAGATCCAGAAGCTGATCGAAGAGCGGTCGACGCAGAAAATCCCGATCCTGCAGGCCAGCTATTACGACGACGAGATCCGCGGATGGCGCGGCCACGTCATCGTGCGGAACCTCGACGCCGACGTGTGGCAGACCACCTATCGCGCGAACCCCTGGATCATCCCGCGCTGGTGGACGACGCCGGGTTCGACCTGGGGGATCGGGCCGATGATGCTCAGCCTCCCGGACATCAAGACCGCGAACAAGATGGTCGAGATGATCCTGAAGGCGGCGGCCTATCAGCTGGCCCCGCCGCTGATGGTCATGCACGACGGCGTGGTGAACCCCGACACGCTGCGGCTGACCCCGCATGCGCTGATCCGCGTCGCCCGCACCGGCGGCAACCTCGGCCGGTCGATCGAGCCGCTCGACCTCGGCTCCAAGGTCGACCTCGGCCAGCTGGTGCTGCAGGACATCCGCCAGAACATCCAGCGCAACCTGCTCGCCCGCGAGCTGCCGCCGGCGACCGGCGCGGTGCGCTCGCCGACCGAGATCATCCAGCGGATGAAGGAGCTGCAGGAGGACGCGGGCCCAGCCTTCGGCCGCGTCATCCATGAGTTCGTCCCGCCGGTGATCGCCCGCGCGATCGACATTCTCGACCGCAAGAAGGTGGCCGGGGTCAGCTGGAACATGCTCCAGATCGACCATCTGGCGCTGAAGGTGAAGGTCACCTCGCCGCTGGCGATGCAGCAGAAGCTGAACGACGTGCAGACGACCGTTCAGTGGATGGAGCTCGCCGGCCAGATCGGCGGCCCGCAGCTGACCATGATGGTGTCCGACGTCGAGAGCGCGCTGGTCAACATCGCGTTCGACATGGGCGTCAAGGGCTACGCCGTGCGGCCCCAGGCCGACCGCGCCAAGCTGCAGCAGGCCGCCGGCGCGATCGCCGCGCACCAGGCGACGCCCGGCGGCGCGCTGGCCCCGCCGACCAACTCGGCCAGCGTCACCGATCCCACGAGCATCCCCGGACTGGTGCAGGCCGCATGAGGTATCCGACGAAAGCGAGCCTCGACGACGCGCTCGGATGGGTGCGCTCGGGCAAGATAGCCCCGGGCGCCGAGCTGACCCAAGCCGGCCGCGAGAACGACGAGGCTTTCGACCTGAAGGCCCGCCTGTTCCAGCGCGTGTTCGAGACCAAGGACGGGCGCGAGGTGCTCGAGCTGCTGCTCGACGTGACCGTGCGCAAGGAGCCCGTCGACTACACGCTGCCGGCCGGCTCCTACGAAGCCTATGCGCAGCTCCGCCAAGGCCAGAATCAGATTGCGGCTCTGATCCTGGATTACCTGAACCGTGCCGCTGAATTGGACGCCACCGAAAATGACCGACGCGACCACCGCGGCCCCGGCCGCGCCGACCCCGCCCGCCTCGACCTCCGCCCCAGCCGCAGCCCCGCCGGCTGGTCAGGCGCCGCCTTCGGCGACGGAGACGACGGCGACGCCGCCGGCGGATACGACGACGACGACGACCACGACCCAAACGGAGACATCAGCCTCGGCTGAAGTCGCGCAGACCGGCGCCGAGACGCCGCCCGACCCGCTGACGCTCAAGCCCGACGCCGCCGACGGCTACGGCTTCACCGTCAGCGACAAGGCGCGCTCGGCGCTCGGCGACATCTCCAACGACCCGGCCGTCAAGGAGGCCCAGGCTTACGCCTTCGAGCAGGGCTGGACCCGGGGCGAGTTCGACAAGAACGTCGGCGGCCTGGTCAACCACCTGGTCGAGAAGGGCCTGTTCGAGCCGACCTTCGATCCGGCCGCCGAGACCGCCGCGCTCGGCGAGCACGGGGCGACGCGCCAGCGCGAGCTGCAGACCTTCCTCGACAGCGTGAAGACGCGGGGGGAGATCGACGACGCGCAGTACGGCGAGCTGTCGCGCCTCGTGCCGACCGCCGCCGGCACGCGCGCGCTCGAATGGCTGAAGGGCCAGATGCGCGGCGGCGGCCTCGACACCGGCGGCGACGGGGCCGCGGTGGAGGACGGCAAGGCCAAGGCCATGGAGATGGCGCAGGATCCTCGCTACCGCTCCGATCGCGTCTTCCGGGCCGAGGCCGACGCGGCCTGGGTCGCGGCGTTCGGCGGCCGTACCGGCTCGCGCTGAACCGCGTTGCGGCCCCGAACGGGGCCGTAGCGTCCCTCTTCGTGAACACCGGCCGGCGCCCTCGCCGGATCGAGAGCGGAGAGAGCGATGACCGAAAACGTCAAGTCCTGGTTTATCCCTCGGTTCGAGACCGAGGTTAAGCAGTCGTACCAGCAGGACGATTCCCGCCTGGGGGACACCACCGCCGGCGGCGGCACCTTCATCGGCGACAAGTGCTACTTCCCGCGCATGGGCGCGGTCGACTGCTACGACAACGAGCGGTTCGCCCGCCTGCGCCTGGCCAACGGGGACCAGGACTTCATCGAAGTCGACACCAAGCCGAACTTCATCGCCTTCGGCATGTACGACCCGGACGCCAGCAAGTACTCGATCAACACCGCGGTCGAATACGGCAAGAGCGCTGCGAGCGCGATCAAGCGCTCCGAGGACCGGGCGATCATCAGCGCCCTGACCACGGCGATGACCGCCGGCGTTCCCGACTACGGCGCCGGCTACAACGGCAACAACCCCGGCAAGGGGAATGTCATGCCGACCATCATCGGCGACTACAACACCGTCTCCACGATGGACGACGTCGCCGACGCGATCGCCCTGCTCGGCGAGAACGAAGCCTTCGAGGGCGAGGACGTGACGATCGTCACGCCGTTCCGCAACAAGATGCAGTACGCGCTCGACCCGATCAACTACAAGACGAACGTCAAGACCGACATGCCCTGGGACAAGCTGAAGTGGCGAAACACTCAGCTGTTCCCGGTCGACCAGGCCACCGGCGGCCGACTGATCGCCGTGTACGCCCGCTCGGCCGTCGTCTCCGCCTGGAACGAGACGATGCGGAAGATCGACGAGCGGGACGGCCGCGCCCTGACCGACATCGCCGGCTACTGGAACCAGGTCGGCGCCGCGGTGCGCGACGCGGGCGGCGTCGTGTTCATCAAGACCAAGGGCACCTTCAGCCTGTCGCGCTACGCGCAGCCTTACCACGCGGTCTGATCCCCTCCCCGACTGGCCCCGGCGCGCCCGCGCCGGGGCTTCCTTTGTCCTACATCTAGGGCGCGTTCCCCATGGCGCAGACCGACCTCGACGTGGTCAACCAGGCGATCGGCAAGCTCGGCGCCGACCAGATCGACGAAATCAGCGAGGACACGCCGATCGGGGCCTTCGCCTCGACCAACTACGCCTCGCGGCGCGCCTACTGCCTGTCGCTGTACCGTTGGGTGTTCGCCAGCGTGCTCCGGCCGCTGCAGGCGACCCCGGCCCCGGCCGATGCGCCCTACCCTTACGCCTACCTGACCCCGCCCGACGTGGCCGGGTCGATCTACGCCTACCGCAAGGAGCCGCATCCGCGCGGGCCGGAAGCCAACCAGATCATTCCGCTGCAGATCGACGGGCTGATCTTCTCGCATGTGACGCCGCTCTATGCCGAGTACACCCGCCAGGTCCCCGAGAACCAATGGCCGGCGTGGTTCACCGAGTTCGTCGCGACCGCCTTCGCCGCCGACGTCGCCGGCTTCCTGCAGCGCAATGCGCAGCAGGCGCAGTTCGACACCCTCGCCTTCGGCGATCCGCGCCAGTTCCCGGAGCGAAACGGCGGCCTGTACCTGGCCGCGACGGTCCAGGACAGCAAGAACGCGCCGCAGCGCCAGCTCGAGCCGGTCTGGGGCGGCCCGCTGGTCGCGGTGCGGCCGGTCTATGGCGGCTTCATCGGCCCGTTCGGCCTGAGCGAGGGCTTCGATTTCGTCGAGCCTGACGGGACGATCACCGCGGGCCCCTGCTGATGCCCGTCGAGATCCAGCGTCAGGTCAACTTCACCGGCGGCGAGCTCGACCCGAAAGTCCAGAGCCGGCGCGACATCAAGGCGTACCTCTCGTCCAGCGCGGCGCTGAACGACGTGCTGATCCTGCCGCAAGGCCCGATCGTGCGGCGGTACGGCTTCGCCTTCGTCGACCGCATCCGCTGCCCGCTGCAGCAGGTCGACGTCAGCGGCGCGACCTGGACCTCGCCGCACAGCGCCTTTACGACGGCGATCACCGCCGCAGACGGGAATCGGTTCTACACCGACGAGCAGACCGTCTCGGCGACCACGGCCGTCCCGTTCATCGTCATCGAGGCCGACTTCGCCGGTCCGACGACCTTCGGCCTGGTCGACCTGATCGACTTCGACGTCTCAAGCCCGCAGTACCCGGCGGAAACCACGCCGACGACCTATCCGTGGAGCGCGATCGGCACGCCAACCAACCTGGGCGGCGGGCAGGCCGGCGCCCCGCCGCCGACGGTCCCGCAATGCGTCCAGGTGCAGACCTGGGACGGCGTGAACAACGCATGGGTCAACTTCGGGCCCGCGGTCGACACCGGCATCTACACGCGCACGCGCCGCGTCGGCCTCGCGCCCGGGCAGAGCGTCACCACCACCAAGGCCCGGCTGATCGTCACGCCGCCGCCGGGCAGCGACAGCTTCGGCTTCGGCCAGAACTATTTCTACATCGACGCGATGCTCTTCCTTCAGGAGCACGGCGCGCCGGGAAACGTGCGCCTGTGGCGGTTCACCCGCGACACCGCGGCCGAGCAGTACATGCTGGTCGCCACCGACCAGAACGCCGAGGTCTATCAGCGCGGCGAGCGCGTCGCCTCGATCCGGCTGCCGCATGTCGACGGCCAGATCGCCCTGACCGACAAGACCCAGGCGCTGGATACGATGATCCTGTTCCACCAGGACGTCGCGCCGTGGCGGCTGACCCGCCAGGGCAATCCGACGCAATGGGACAGCCGGGCCGTCGCGTTCCAGAACGTGCCGCTCTACGACTACCTGAACACCCACACCGGCGGCCAGAACACCGTCCAGGAGATCCGCTTCGTCAGCTACCAGAACGGGGACACCTTCAACATCTCCGTCGAGGGCGAGACGACCACGGCGATCACCTTCAACTCCAACTCGGCGACGCTGATCCCCGCCCTGACGAGCGCGCTCGAGGCCCTGCCGAACATCGGCAACGGCGGCGTGTCGATCGTCTATTCCGGCACGGGCGAAATCTACGACATCACCTTCATCGGCCAGAACGCCGACACCGACGTCGGCCAGATCGCGCCTGAGACCCTGAGCTCGACCGCCGGCGGCGTGTTCGGCGCGGTACTGACCCAGGGCAAGGCCGGCGGCGAGCCGATCTTTTCGGCCACCCGCGGTTATCCGCGCTGCGGCTGCTTCTATCAGGAGCGGCTGTACATGGGCGGCCTGAAGTCCCTGCCGCAGACGATCATCGCCTCGCGTCAGGGCTTCTATTTCGACCTGGAGGACCAGGGCGCGGCGGCCGACGTCGGCATCAACGAGACGATCGACACCGACGAGGCCATCATCATCAACGCCCTATTTCCAGGGCGTCACCTCCAGGTGTTCACCTCCTCGGCCGAGTTCTACTTCCCCAGCGAACCGATCGTCGCGCCGGCGGCGATCAAACAGACGACCCGCCGCGGCTCGCAGCCGGGCGTGCCGCAGTTCTTCATGGGCGAGGCGACCATGTTCGTCACCGCCGCCCCGCCTGATCCGAAGCCCGGCGAGAGCGTCGGGCGCGTCGGCGGCGCCGGCATCTGCGAGTACGTCTACGACATCTACCAGGAGAACTATTCGGCCGGGTTCATCTCCACCCTGGCCTCGCACATCGTCTCCGACATCGTCGACCTGGGGTTCCGAAAGGCCCGCTCGACCGAAGAGATGGACATGGCGCTGCTGGTGCGCAGCGACGGCGCCGGCACGCTGATGGCCGCCCTGCGCGAAGAGCAGGTGACCGCCTTCACGCCGATGACCACGCAGGGCCAGCTGCTCGCCGCCGCCGGCGAGGAGAACGGCTACATCTACGCCGCGGTCATGCGCTTCGGCGTCCTGTGCCTGGAGCGGATGGATCCGAACGTCTTCACCGACTGCGCCGTCCAGGCCGGCGCGGGCGTCAACAGCGTCGGCGGCTTCCCGTTCCCGGACGGCACGACGGTCACGGTGCTGATCGACGGCGCCGACGCCGGCGACTTCCAGGTCCAGGGCGGCGCGGTTCAGCTGCCCTATGCGCCGGAAACCTCCGTCGAGGCCGGCCTGAACTTCACCCCCTCGGGCACCACCTTGCCCGCCGTGCTGCAGAACGATCCGCGCTCGGGCGCGGCGATGCGCGCCAGCGTCTGCGAGATCGCCTTCAAGGTGGAGAACACCTCCAGCCTGACCGCCGGCCTGGCCGGCGGCAAGATGTGGCGCGTGCCGCTGAAGCGGCGGCCGACCGCGTTGCTCGACCAGGGACCGGGCGAAAACGCCTTTACCGGTTGGACCCGCATCCAGGGCGTCCCGGGCTTCGCGCCCGACGCCCAGGTGCAGTGGGTGCAGGACCGCCCGGGGCCGCTGACGATCAAGGAAATCGTCCTGAACGTGGGGACCTGACGATGCAGATGGTGATGGCGTTTGCGGCCACGGCGGCGAGCATCGCGAGCTCGGCCGGAAGCGCGGTGGCCGCCGGCGCCAGCGCCGTCGGCTCCGGGTTGAGCACCGCCGCCTCGGCGGTCGGTTCGGGCATGAGCGCCGTTGGCTCCATGATGGGGATGGGCGGCGCCTCGGGCGCGGCCGGCTCGGTCAGCTCACTGGCCAGCGCCGCCGGCGCGGGCGAGAGCGGCTTCGCCAGCGCCGCGAGCAGCGCCGGCTCGGGCGCCTTCGGCCTGTCGCGCGGGCTGATGTCCGACATCGGCTTTGGCTCCAACACCGTCTCGGCCCTGTCGCAGTTCGGCATGAACCAGATGCAGCAGCAGGGGATCCAGCAGCAGGCGTTCACGGCGCAGCTGCAGTCGCGGCAGGACTACATCGCCGCCGCCGACCGGGCCAACCAGACCAACGAGCAGTTCATCCGCACCATGGGCGGCCTCTACACCGACGCCGCCGCCGGCGGCATCGACATCGCCTCGGGCTCGGTCCAGGCCGCCCGCCGCACCGCCGAGCAGGACAAGACCACCGCCCTGTCGATCGACCGCAACAACGCGGCGATGAACGGGGCGATGGCGCAGTCCTCGGCCGACTTCATGCGCCGCTCGGCCTCGGCGACCGGCATCAACGGCGTGCTGAGCTTCGGCACGAAGCTCGCCCAGAACGTCCTTCAACTCGCAGGCTCGAGCTGATCCATGGCCAACATGACCAACAACCAGGCCGGGGCGCAGGACAAGTTCCAGATCGGCACGCCCTCGCCCGGCCAGGTCGACACCCCGAACTTCGAGGCCGAGGTTCCGTGGCGCTCGTTCCAGGACCTGAGCCGCGCGACCGAGGGCTTCGGCCAGCAGGTGACGCAGATGGCCGCCGCCGCCTCGCAGCGCGCCGGCATCGCCCAGGCGAACACGGACATCGCCAACGGCACGGCCGCGCCCAAGACCTACGGCCCGGCGTCCAACGACGCCTATAACCAGACCCTGCTGCAGAACACCGTCGAGAGCCGCAAGGCCGACATGCTCACGCAGCTGCGGACGGCGGAGATCGCGCACCCGAACGACGTCCAAGGCTTCCAGGATGCGGTCTCGGCGATCGGGCAGGCGTACAAGGACAACCCCTCGCCCTTCCCCGAGGCCGATGCCGAGCTGCACAACTTCTGGACCCTGCAGGTCGCCTCCAGCCTGGGGAAGGTGCAGGAGGGCCAGGAGCAGGCGCGCATCGCCAACGGCCGCGGCGCCATGTTCCAGGCGATGCAGACCGGGTCGAGCCTGCTCGGTCAGGCGGTCGACGGCGCCGACTGGTCCGACCAGGGCGCGCAGGTGGTGGCCGCCGCCTCCAACCAGTACGTCAAGAGCCTCGCCAAGTACGGCCCGCGGACCGCCTTCGACGTCGGCGGCCAGCACTTCGACGCCGACCCGACCCGGCTTCAGGTCGCCACGCCGGCGGAGATCGAGGAGAACGCGCGGCAGACGATCGAGCAGGCGCGCGTCAGCTGGATCTACAACGCCGCCGAAAAGCTGCCGACCAGCGCGGCGCAGGCCGAGTTCCGCGACGAGGTGGCCAACCGCTACCGCTCCAACGATCCGGCGTTCGCCGGCATCTCCGGCCCGCAGATGGACACGCTGGAACGCCGCCTGCGCATGCTGGTGGTGCACAGCAGCTCGGACGAACGGGCGCAGACCGAGCAGGTCGGCCAGGAGACCGACCGGCTGATCGAAGCCTACCGCTGGAGCGGCGACCCGTCGCTGATCCCGCAGATGGTGCAGGCGGCCGAGAAGTCCGGCGACCCGGCGCGGATCGCCAAGGCCCACACCATCGCGGTCGCCAACGTGGCCATGCCCGGCGTGCTCGAGGACGTGGCGCGCGGCGTGCTCACCTGGAACACGCCGCCGGGCCTGCCGGAGACGATCAAGACACCGGAGGACTTCGCCAACCTGGTGACGGCCGTCATCGGCAACGAGAGCGGCGGCGTAAACGGCAAGGTGAACCCGAAGTCAGGCGCCTCGGGCCTGATGCAGGTCATGCCGGCGACGGCCCAGGAGGTCGCCGCGCGGCTCGGGCTTCCCTGGGACCCCGACCGCCTTCAGCACGACGCCGCCTACAACCGCGCGATCGGCACCGAGTACCTGAAAGAGCAGGTGCAGCGCTACAACGGCAACACCGCCCTCGCGCTCGCCGCCTATGACGCCGGCCCTGGCAACGTCGACCAGTGGGTCCAGCAGATCGGCGACCCCCGCGGCGGCCAGATCACCAACGCGGCCTGGTCGTCGGCCGTGCCGTTCCGGGAGACGCGCGACTATATCGCCAAGGCCAACCAGGCGACCGGCCGCTATCAGGCGTGGCTCGGCGCGAAATCGGGCTTCGCCAGCGACCCGCTGACCTTCGCCCACACCCAGGGCGCCGCGACGATTCCGGCGCTCGACCCCAACGGCGCGTTCACGCAGGACGGCCAGGGCCAGTTCGCCGCCGCCCTGCAGCAGCGCGCCGCCGTCGGCCAGTCGCTCGCCCAGCGCTTCGGCGTGCCGGCCCGGCTGCTGACCAACAGCGAGCGCGACGCGATCACCGACCAGATCAAGGCCGACCCGACCAAGGCGGTCACGATCGCGCAGCTCGGCCTTCGGGCGCTCGGACCCGACGGCGCGCACCAGCTGCTGCGCGAGATCGGCCAGAACGCCGCCGGCCCGGAAATGCACATCGCCGACCTGACGGCGATGCAAGCGCCGATCGTCAGCTCGGCGATCGCCGGCATGCGGCTGAAGGCCGAGGGGGCGAAGGAGGGCCCGAAGTACCCGGCCGGCCACACCTTCGAGGACCTGCAACTGCAGACCGGCCCGGCGTTCGAGCGCATGCCCGACGTGGTTCCGGCCGTGCGCCAGGTGGCCGAGCTCGCGCGCCTCGCCGACGCGCAGAAGGGCGTCGACCACGGCGCCGACTACTACTTCCAGAGCGCGCTCGGCGCGCGCAGCGTCAACGGCGTCCGCTACGGCGGGACCGCGACCGTCAACGGCCGCGCGACCGTGCTGCCCTACTGGCTGAAGTCCGACCAGGCCGGCGACGCCGTGCACGCGATCCTGTCCTCGCTCGACGCCAATGGCCGACATCCCAGCTGGTCGAACGGCCAGCCGATGCACGCCGACGACGCGGCCAGGATGCAGCTGATCGCCAACCCGGACGGGACCTATGGGCTGGTCAACCCCAAGACCAACGGCCTCGTGCGCGACGCCTACGGCCGCCCGTACAAGATCGGGCTTGAGAGCAACCGCGCGTGGCTGGCCCAGCGCCTCGGCCCCGGCGCCGTGCTGACGAACCGCTGACATGCCGCAGTTCTCGAACGCCCAGCCCGTCACCGACCAGCAGCTCGACGCGGCGAACCCCGGCGACAATCCGCAGCCGGTCCCCTTCTGGAACTCGGTCCAGGACGGCGCCGACAGCTTCTGGAACACCCAGCGCGTAGGCGGCCGGCGCGACGCCCTGTCCAAAGCCCTGCGCGAGCGCAACGACGAAATCGCCGCCCGGACCGGCGTGCGCCTGCCCTCGTCCTGGGACATGGACAACATCGAGCCGTGGGACCTGAAGGTCGGGCCGCTGTCGATCGACCTCGGCTCGGTGCTCAGCCTGGGGACCGACGCCGACCGGCGCACGATGGGCCAGCAGACCGGGGTGTCGATCTCCGACGACCAGTACGAGCAGCGCGTCGAGCAGCTGCGCCAGCAGCAGCCGGACAAGATGGCCGGCGTGATGAGCCGGGCGCAGCTAAACCAGTTCCTGACCGCTCAGATGGGCTCGAAACAGGAGCAGGCGACCCAAGACGCCCGGACCGGCTTCCAGGGGCAGGCCGGAACCTTCACCGGCGGCGTCGTCACCTCGTTCGCCGATCCGGTGACGCTCGCGCCGATGGTCGCCACCGACGGCGGCTCGGCCTTCTTCCGCGGCACGGCGCTGGCCGCCGACGCCAGCCGGCCGCTGATCGGCCAGGTGCTCGCCTCGAGCGCGCGGGGCGCGATCACCAACGCCGCGTTCCAGGCGGCGCAGACGCCGTTCCAGGTGGCCGAGGCCGAGCAGATCGGCCCGGCCTACACCTGGCGGCAGGCGGCCGGCGACATCGGCAATGCGGCGATCGCCGGCGGCGTGCTCGGCCCGGTCGCCGAAGGGCTCGGCGAGGTGCTGAAGTGGGGCGGCGGCAAGGTGACCCGCGCGCTGCTGCGCGAGGGCGTCGAGGATCCTGTCGAGCGCGGCGCGCTGCAGGCGTCCGACCAGTTCGACCGCGACGAGCTCGCTCTGCGCAACCTCGCGCCCGCCGACTTCGAGACCGCGCGCGACGCGCTGGTGAACGGCGCGCCCAAGCCGGACCTCGGCTTCGACCAGGACCTGACCACCCTGTTCGATTCGCCCGAAGCGGAGCCGTCAACCCGTGTAAACCGCCCGCAACTCGGGCCGGACGGCGCCTCGCTGCTGGCCGAGCAGGACTACCGGGGGCGGCCGATCTACGCGGCCAGCTTCGACCCGGCGACCCTGCAGGCCGATCCGCAGCGCTTCCAGTACAAGGCCGACGGCGACGCGCAGGGCGTCACCGAGCGGCTGCGCGGCGTCCAGCAGTGGGACCCGACCGCCAGCGGCAAGACCCTGGTGTGGGAAGCCCCGGACGGCCAGCGCTACATCGCCGACGGGCACCAGCGCCTGGGGCTGGCCAACCGGCTGCGCGCGGCCGGCTTCGACGACGCGCGGCTCGACGGCTACCTGCTGCGCTCGGCCGACGGCTGGACCGCCGGCGACGCGCGGATCATCGCCGCGCTGAAGAACATCCGCGAGGGCTCCGGCACGCCGCTCGACGCGGCCAAGGTGTTCCGCGAGGCGCCGCAGGCGCTGAACGATCGGTCGCTTCCGGTGACTGGCGAGTTCATCAGCCAGGCGCGCGGCCTCGCCCGCCTCGGCGAGGACGCCTTCCGGGCGGTCATCAACAAGGTGATCCCCGAGCGGTACGGCGCGATCCTCGGCGACATGGCCGGCGAGCGGCCCGACCTGCAGCCGTCGCTGCTGAAGCTGCTGGTCGACGGCGAGCCGGCGAACATCGAGGAGGCCCGGGCCCTGGTGTCTGAAGGGCTGCTCGACGACTTCATCAAGACCGAGGGCGCGCAGACCGACCTGTTCGGCGGCGTGGCCCCGGAGCTGACGACGATCGCCCGCGCGAAGGTGAAGGCGTCGGTGCTGCGCTCGCTGAAGTCCAACGCCGAGCTTATGGCCTCGCTGGTGCGACGGGCCGACGCGATCGAGGCCGGCGGCAATGTGCTGGCGCGCGACGCCAACGAAGCCTCGCTCGGGATCGACCGCGCCGCGCTCGAGCTGGTGGACAAGCTGTCGATGCGCGACGGCCCGATCGGCCAGGCGATGGCCGACGCGGCCCGGGCCGTGGCCGAGGGCAAGCGTCCGGTCGACGCCGCCCGGCCGATCACGGAGAAGATCCGCCAGGCGATCCGCGACGGCCACGCGCTCGACCTGATGCGCGGCGAGGAGATCGCCCCGGCGGCGCCGAGCGAACAGAGCCTGCAGGAGCTGAAGGCGTTCGACGACCCGGACGGCGCGGGCGCGAAAGAGCAGGCCCAGGCCAAGCCCGAGGACCGCGCCCTGGAAGTAGGGCGCGAGGAGCCGGCCCCCGAGGGCGAGCCGAAGGAGGCGTTGCACCCCGGCCTGTTCGACGACCTTCCAGCCGTCGGGGCCGAGGAGCGCGCGCGGGCCCGACTGGCTCAATGCGCGCCGGAATGACCACCTTGAAAACCTACCAGTCGCACAAGATCGTCGAGGCCGGACGCCACACCGGCGTCATCGACCGGGACAGCAGCACCGGCAAGTACCTGGTGCAGCTTCAGGACGACGAGGGCTCGCCGCCCTACACGGTCGAGCTCGAGTACGAAGCCCTGCTCCGCTACACACCCAAGCCCGGCGACTACGTGGTCCGCTACGCTGACGGCTACCTCTCGGTTTCGCCGGCGAAGGCGTTCGAGGAGGGCTATCGCGAGCTGAAGGCGGGCGAGCCCCAGGTGTTCGGCGAGCCGGCGAAGCCGGAGGGCCTGTGCTTCGGATCGGCGATCGACTGGCTGAAGTCCGGCGCCCGCGTCGCCCGCGCCGGATGGAACGGCAAGGGCATGTGGCTCGACCTCCAGCGGCCCGACGAACACTCGAAGATGACGCTGCCGTACATCTTCATGAAGACCGTCCAAGGCGACAACGTGCCGTGGCTGGCGTCGCAGACCGACATGCTGGCCGAGGACTGGTACGTCATCGAGCGGACCTGACCGCGTTGCCCCTCCCCGGCTTCGGCGACCGTGCTGAGGCCGGGGAGCGGAGCGCGCCCGTCGCCGGCGTCAGCCTCGCGCGCCGGATGACCACCCGATGACCGACAAGATCGCCGTGACGCTTTCAGGATTTGCGTCCGACACGCTGCATCAGCTTTTCTATTTCGGCCCGATCGCCGATGGCGACCTTGCCTCGAAGACCGGTCGCGACGAGCTGCACCGCATGGGCCTCGCGACCCGCCGCCATGGCTTCTCACAGTTGACCGAGCAGGGGCTGGAGGTCGCCCTAGCGCACCGCCTCGACCTGGAAAAGGAAAAGCGCCAGCGCAATTATGCGAGCTTCTGCACCGATGGTGCGGTCCTGCGAAAGAATGTGCAGGACTTTGTGGATTCGTGCGTCGCCAACGGCTTCGTGAGCCTTGGGGCGCGCGTGGCCGTCGAGAACGCCAAGGCAGCCGTAGCGGTGACGGACGCCGCGCCGCCGACCGCCCCGAACAGCTGGCGGCCAATCGAGACCGCGCCGCGCGACGGCCGGCACATCCTCCTGCGCATGGGGTCCGAGACCGTGACCCTGGGCTGGTGGGACCCCAACGCGAAGAACGGCCTGCGCTACCCCTGGCAGTTCGTCGACACGGGGATGCTCGGCACCGGATACGTCAACGGCTCCGGCATCAACTCCATCATCGACGGACGCGGCGGCGGTCCGACGCATTGGCGGCCGCTGCCGAGCGGCGAGATCGTTCGGGCCTGAGCGATGGTCCAGCAGTTCCCGGTGAACCGCCGCTGCCCCAACTGTAACGAGCCGGTGCGCGAGCACGCGCCCGTCTGCGAGGAGTGCGGCGAGTACCTGGCCCCGGAGCGCGGCGAGGCGGACCCCGTCAACGTGGAGCAGCGGCTTCGGCAGCTGCGCCAGCGGAGCGCCCGCGGATGACCAACGGCCCGTTCATCGGCTGCATCAACGACGCGGCGGCGGCGGGGGACATCGACCCCGCCGTCGCCGAGGATGCGCGCAAGACCTATCAGGACGCCTTCGACGCGGTGTCCGACGTGTTCGGCCCGGCCGACGCCGACCGCGCTGCGGCCAAGGCGGTCATGGAGGACCTCGACCGCAAGGCGCTGCAGGCGCAGCGGCAGCGGGCCATGGCGATCCGCGCGCGCCGCCAGGTGCTGGCCGACGTCGCCGCGTTCAAGCGAAAGCGCGGCTACACCGACGTGCACGACCTCGGCCTCGCCGGCTCCCGGCCGCCGAAAGAGGGATGGGTGCAGGGCGGCGCGCCGCCGAAGGCCGGGCCGTTCGCCGACGGCAAGGCGTTCGCCGACGCGCTGATCCAGCTGGTCGACGGCGACGGCGGCCTCGCCGGCGGCGCGGGCCCGTCGATCAAGGGGCGGTATCAGGCGATCCGCGGCCGGCTGGACGCGATGATGGCCGGCTTCATGGAGAAGTTCGAGACCTCGACCGGCTTCCTGCTGAACCCCCAGCGCGCGGCGCTGGAGAACATCGTGCGCGAGGCGTTCGGCCAGGACACCGGCGACAAGGCGGCGAAGATGTTCGCCGACGCCTGGGCGCAGACGGCGGAGACGGCGCGGCAGATGTTCAACGCCGCCGGCGGCGCGATCGCCAAGCTGGAAGGCTGGGGCCTGCCGCAGACCCACGACTTCTATGCGCTGATGCGCGCCGGCAAGGACGCCTGGACCCAGGCGATCACGCCGCTGCTCGACCGCGGCAAGCTGATCGACCACGCGACCAACCGGCCGTTCACCGACGCGCGGCTGAAGGTGTTCCTCGGCGACACCTTCGAGACGATCACCTCGGACGGCGCGATCGGGGCCAAGCTCGGCGAGAACATCCGCGGCGGCTCGCTGGCCAACCAGCGCCAGGAAGCCCGCATCCTGCCGTTCAAGGACGCGGACAGCTGGCTCGCCTATCAGCGCCAGTTCGGCGCCGCCGACCCTTACGCGGCGATGATGCACCACCTCGACGGCATGGCGCGCGACATCGCCCAGCTGCAGGTGCTCGGCCCGAACCCCGACCACCAGTGGGGCTGGCTGAAGAAGGCCGCCCTGACCGAGGCGAAGGCCGAGGAGGCGCTCGGGGCGAAGAACGCCGGCGGCCTGGCGCAGTCGGCCGTCGACACCGCCGAGCGCATGTACGGGCTTTTCACCGGCGAGCTGGCCGGTCCTTATGGCCGGTACAACCGCATCGCCCAGGTGTCGGGCGCGATCCGCGGCTACCTGCAGGCGGCGCAGCTCGGATCGGCGGTCATCACCGACGGCTTCTCGCGCCCGGCGATCAGCGCCCAGGCGCGGGCCTTCACCGGCCTGTCGAAGACCGGCGACTTCGCCGCGTGGCGCGATTGGGTGCTGAGCCCCGAGGCCCGGGCCGTGGCGCACCGGACCGGCTTCATCCAGGAGCACGCCCGCGCGCACCTGGAGGCGGCGACCCGCGACACCCTGCGGTCGGTGACCGTGGGCGGCAAGCTGTGGAACGGCGTCAACAGCTTCTCGCGCCGTATCCCGATCTCGGTGTTCCGCCTGTCCGGCTTCTCCGGGAACCTCGCCGCCTCACGTTGGGCGTTCCAGCACGAGTTCATGGGCGCGCTGGCCGATCGCGTCGGGCAGACGCTCGCCGAGCTCGAGCGCGGCGGGGCCGAGGACCAGGCGCTCGCCGGCGTCATGCGCGCGCGCGGGATCACCGACGCGATGTGGGACCAGATGCGGACCGCGCCGCTGGAGGAGCCGGTTTCCGGGGCGAAGTTCCTGTCGCCGATGACGGTCGGCAACCACGCCGGCGAGGAGATGGGCTTCCGGCTCGCCGAGATGATCGAGCGGCAGACCCGCATGGCGGTCCCCGAGCCCGGCCTGTGGGCGCAGTCGCACCTGATCGGCCACATGCGGCCGGCGACGGTCATGGGCGAGCTGATGCGCAGCCTGTCGGCCTATCGCTCCTTCACCGTGACGACGACGCACCTGTGGGCGAACGAGTTCGCCGCGCGGGCGATGGAGGATCCTCGCTGGCGGCTCGGCTCGGCCATGCACGCCGCGCCCATGATCGTCGGCATGACGCTCGGCGGCCTGCTGGCGAATTGGGTCTACGACGTGGTCAACGGCAACGACCCGCGCTCGGCCCGCGATCCGATGACCTGGGCCGCGGCCCTGCTGAAAGGCGGCGGCGCCGGCATCTTCGGCGACTTCCTGTACTCGGCGACCGCGCGCAACGACAAAGGCGGCGCCCTGACAGCGATGGGCGCGCCGGCCGCGCTGGTGTCCGACCTCAGCGACATGACCGCCGGCGCGGCGTTCGACACCGCCAAGCGGACGCTGCACGATCACGAGGACCTCGACCAGGCGCTCGCCGACCAGCACGAAGGGCGCAAGGCCGCGCGCTTCCTGGCCAAGTACTCGCCGGTGTCGTCGATGTGGTGGACGCGCGCGGTGTGGGACCGGATGGTGACCGCCGGCGTGCAGCGGCTGCTCGACCCGGACGCCGACACCGCGTTCCAGCGTCACGCGCAGAGCCTGCAGGACGCCACCGGCCAGCAGCAATGGTGGCCCGAGGGCCAGGCCCTGCCGTCTCGCGCGCCGAACCTGGGGGCGGTCCTCGCCGAGCCGGTCGACCATCTGCACCACCGCCGATAGGGCGCGTTGCGCCCCTTAGCCCCAAGCGATGGTGGCGGCCATGGGAACGCTCGCCGCCTCGAACCGCATCACCGCGCCCCTGGTCGCCGCCGCCGGGCAGACCGTGTTCCAGGGCGACTTTCCAATCATCGACCCGGCCGCGGTGTTCTTCCAGTACATGAGCGGTTCCGGGGCCGATGCGGTCATCGCCACGGTCGGCCCCGCCGGCTTCGTCCTGTCGAACATCCAGGACGACAGCTTCACCCTGACGCTGCTGGCCGGGATGCAGGGCGGCGAGACCTGCTTCATCTACTCGCAGCTGGTCGACTCCCGGAACCAGGCTTACGTGCCCGGCGGCGCGCTGCGCTCCTCGACGCTGGAGAGCGACTTCACCACCCTCGAGGCGCAGATGCAGGAGCACGCGCGCGAGCTCGGCCGCTCGATGCTCCTGCCGCTCGGCGAGGCCGGCGCGACCCTGCCGCCGGCGTCGGCCCGGGCGGGCGGCCTGCTCGGCTTCGACGCCAACGGCCGGCCCGTCATCATCGGCCAGGGCGTCACCTCGGCGAAGGTCAGCCAGAGCCAGCAGCTGCTGCTGCCGAACTGCCGATGGGCCGTGGACGTCACCAACGGCCCTGTGACCCTGACCATTCCGTCGATCGCCCTGTTCCTCGAAGGCAGCTTCTGGAAGGTCGTCGACGCCAAGGGCCTCGCCGGCACCAACCCGATCACCGTCCAGACCACGGACGCGCAGATCAACGATCACGGGACGCTAATCAATAGCGTCGTGCTCAACGTCAACAACTCCATCGCGGAATTCACGGCGCTCGATGGCGTCTTGGAGGTCATCTACTATGGCGAATAAGTCGCTGTTCTCTGCGGCGGCGGCCGCCGTCCTCGCCGTCGCCGGCGCCGCCCAGGGCCAGACCCTGCCCGCCCCGACCCTGCCGCTCGACGGCACGGTGCGCGTGCCCTGCATCCAGGGCGTCGGATATAAGAACTGCACCCTCTCGCAGATCCTGAGCGGCAATGCGGCTTCGGCGGTGAAGCTGCAGACTGGCCGAACCGTGTCGATCGGCGGCGACATCACCGTCTCCGCGCCGCCGACCTTCGACGGTACCGGCAACATCACGATTCCGGCGACCGTCTCGAAGATCAACGGCCAGGCACCGGCCCCGTCAGCAACGACCGACACCACCAATCCGGCCAACATCACCTTCACCGCTAGCGGTTCGGGTGCGCTCGGGGTCTCCGTCAAGTCGCGCATGGACCTGACCGTCGAGATCACCGATTACTGCACAAGCGCGCAGATCGCCTCGAACATCGCCACTTGCGGACAGGCTGCGATCAACGCCGCTCAGGCGCTGACGACCGGATCCTATGGCGGCGCGACCATCCATTTCCCGGCGAAGTTCTCGCCCTACAAGCTGACTGGGACGCTTACGGTCACCTCCAGCTTCGTGAAGCTGAAGGGCGACGGCAAGCAGGCGACTTACATCGACTGCTCAGGAAACGTGACGGCCGATTGCCTGGTGTTCGGAAACGGTGGCGCTCAAATCCGCGACGTAGGCGTGTCCGATCTCGGCGTATTCGGCTCGACGTCGGCGACGGCCGGCGCGGCCGTCCACATCAAGTCGGCCTATCGTCCGTTCGTGCTGAACGTCGATCTGGAGAACGTGCACCGCGGCGTTGACGTCGACACCAACAACAACAGCATCCTTCTGAAGGATGTCCTGATCAACCTGAACCAGGCGGCCGGGAACGCCGACTATGGCGTCTATTGGCACGACAAGGGCGACGGAACGAGCCGCTCGGACGTGCTCTACCTCTACAACGTGACCGAGGCCGCTAAGTACCAGGCGGGAACCGTCGGCCTGCTGCTCGACGGGCTAGTCAACACCGTCGTCGGCGATGGCCTGCACCTGCTGAAAAATCAATACGGCATGCGAGTGGTCAACAGCGCCAACAGCGCCTCGTATGTACCCGCCTTCTCCGATCTGCACGATGTCGAGATCGAGGGCGCGTCGGTGGCGGCGCTGTCGATCGAGGCAGGCTCGGAATGGAAGTTCGTCAACGCCGACATCACCAACAGCTATGGGGCTACTAGCCAGGGCTCGGCCGACACCTATGCGGTGCAGTGCCTGCCGGACAGCTCCTACTCGGTGACCCGGGGGCTGATGATCGCGAACAGCCGCATCGGTCTGACCGCTCAATCTGGCGCGTTCCTGAACTGCCGCGACGCCCAGATGTCCAATATTCAGTTCGCCAGCACCGGCGAGGCTGCGCTCAACACCTATCCGGTCATCAGCGTCGGTTCGTCGGCTCAAGACGTAATCCTCAGCGGCATCACCTGCGAGGAGTTCGGCGGCGCGGCAAAGGCGAGCCAGTGTCTCAGCGTCGCCAGCGGCGCGGCGCGGATCAAGGCTTACGGCATCAATCCGCAGTACGTGAACGCCTCACCCTGGTACGTGGACGCCAACTCGCCGACACAGCTCAACTTCCAAATTCCGGCAGGCGGCTTCGGCACGTTCAGCCCGGCCTCTGATGGACAGGTTGCGGGCGAGCGGGTCGACCAGAACGGCGCGACCTATTTCTTGGTGAAGAACGCCAATGCGACCGGCGCCGTCGCTGGCTTCGAGAGCGCAACCAACACCGCCAACTCCTACTGCCTCAATGGCCTCGTCGACAACGGCGGCTCGCCTTACCAGACGTTCAGCTGCGGTTCGGCCGTTCAGACCTCACGCCTTCCGGCGATCACCACCTTGCCGCTGACTGGCTTGGTCAAGGGCAACGGTGCGACGACGGCGCTTTCGGCGGCGGTGGCTGGGACGGACTACGTCGCGCCGACCGGAAGCGGAGCGTCGCTCACCGGGATCACGGCGTCGCAGATCGGAGGGGTGACAGCCGGTTCCGTCGTCTTCGGCGGAGCCAGCGCGCTCGCCCAGGACAACAGCAACCTGTTCTGGGACGACGCCCACAATGCGCTCGGCATCGGCAATAACGCGCCTTATGCGAACCTCTCCAGCAGCCCCGGCATCCTCGCGCGAACGTCCAACGCTGCAGGGGACGTGCGGATCAACGCGACCAACACCGCGACCGGCGCGGGCGTCAGCGCCTCGCTCGGGCTCTCGACCGGAACAGGCAACTCCTATTGCCTGGATCAGCTCATCGACAACAGCGGAGCGCCGTTCCGAAAGACCTCCTGCGGGTCGGCTGTCACCGTCTGGAAGCTCATCGAGCCGACACTGTCGACACGTTTGAAGCTGACCGACCAGGGGTCGTGCACCATGTCTGCCGGCGCATGCTCCGCTCAGACGTTGGGCTCGACCTATTCGGCCGCGCCGGTCTGTCTGCTGACCTGGACGGGGACCGGAACGCTGGCGGGCGTCCTGAAGGTCGCGGCGACCACGACGACCGTCACCCCCTCCTCGTCCAATTCGAGCGACACCGCTCAGGTCAACTGGGCCTGCTTCGGGAACTGAGAGGGCGTGATGACCACGGCAACCCGAAACACGATCGACCGCGGGCTTATCTGGGCCATCGTCGCGTTCTGCATCATCCAGGGCAGCACGGCCATCTGGTGGGCCAGCCGGACCAACGACCGGCTCGACCACGTCGAGGCGGAGCAGCGGACCAACGCCGACGACCACACCAAGATCGCGGTGATGGCCGCCCAGGTGGAGCTGACGGCCAAGGGCGTGCAGCAGCTGACCGGCGAGCGCCTGGTCGAAGCCGAGACGTCGCAGCACCGCTGAGCGCGTTGCGCCGATCCGCAGGGGCCTAGCGTCTCCCTCGACTAGGGAGACCACCCCGTGCTCGAGATCCTCGCCGAGGCCATCAAGGCCGAGCTGCCGAACACGCTCTGCATCGCCGGCATCGTGGCGATCGGCATGTGCCTCGCGCTCGGCATGGGCGACGACAAGCACCTGCTGGCCGCCGGCGGCGCGGTCACCGCGCTCGGCACCTTCCTCAATCGGAGGTCGGTTCAATGACCTCCCCGTATCTGATCGAGGACCTGAAGCGGGACGAGGGCGAGCCGGGGACGGCGGCGCCGGCGCTGACGGCGTACCCGGATGCCCTGAGCCCGCTCGGCCGGGCCTGCGAGGCGATGCGCCTGTCGCTGCGGGATTACCGCCGCGTGCCCGGATGGGAGCGGCTGAGCGGCGACCCCTGGACCATCGGCTGGGGCGCGACCGGCAAGGACATCAAGGAGGGCGTGACTTGGACGCTGAACCAGGCGGAGGCCCGGCTGCTGTCGGGCGTCCTCGCCACGATCGCGGGCCTAAATGGTTCCGTGAGCTGGTGGCGTGGCTTGTCGCCGCTGAGGCAGGACGTGTTCGTCAACATGGCCTTCAACCTCGGGCTACCGCGCTTCCTGAAGTTCAAGAAGTTCCTGGCGGCGGCGTCCCGTCGCGATTGGACGACGGCCAAGGCCGAGATGCTCGACAGCCTGTGGGACCACGAGCTGAAGGCCCGGGCGGAGCGCCTGGCCGAGCAGCTGCTGACGGACACGCACCCCGACCCTTTTCACCCTTCCGCCCCGAGCCCGGGACAGCCGGCGGCGGCCTAGACGTGTCCCCTCCGCAACCGAAAGGAACCACCATGGACGATCAAAGCAACACCGGCGGCGCCGCCGGCGCCCCCACGTCCCCGCCGAGCCAGTCGGCGATCGCGGCCGCGGCCGCCTCGCAGCTGCTGACCGCCGAGGCGAACGTCGTGCTGTCGCACAATCACCTGGGCGAGTTCGAGGTCCCGGTCGACCTCTTCCTGCAGATGATCTTCGCCGCTTTCGTCCGGCCGAAGGCCGCGTCCTAGATCCAGGGCGCATGATGGGGGAGCAGCCCCGCCGGTCCGCCGGCGGGGCTTTTCCTTGCGCGTTGCCCGGCCGCCCCGGGCCCTAGCTTCGGGATCGGATCGCCGTGCGGGCGATCGCTCCTGGAGATCGCCCGATGGCCTTTGCCGACAATTCCCAGCTGACCAGCATGAACGACCTTCGCTCGAAGGTCGCCGGCCCCGAGAACAAGGTGTGGTGGTACGAAGCCGGCGCCGACGCCGCGGCCGCCGTCGAGGCCGCCAACTACTTCGACGCCGCCGGCGACCTGCTGCAGGTCGGCGACCGCATCGTCTGCATCTGCAGCGACGGCTTCTGCATCCTGAAGGTGGCCACGGTCATCAACGTCGCCGGCCAGGCGCACACCACGACCGCGCACCTCGCCTACGTCTGACGGTTCCCGGCGCGTTTGTTCTCCTGGCGCGCCGGCGGCGCGGGGAGGGTTTGGTGGTCGGCCCTCCCCGCGCGTTTTCCGACCCGGCCTTCCGGGCGAACCCACGGCCTCCAACCCACGCCAAGGGCGTCCGACTTCAGCCGGGTTTTAACTCCTAAGTCGGAATGGTCGCCGACCCAGGCGCATTGATTTCTAAGCGTTTTCAGGCTTCGCCGATCAGAACAGATTCAACGATCGGTTTGGGGGCGGCAGAAGTTGCCGGGCTGGGGACGGATTTATTTCAGCCGCTGTCGGCGATCATCCGGGGGCCGCGACGCAGGGTGACGCGCCGGTTCACGTGCTCGCTGACCGCGGCGTCGTAGGCCGCCCGCGCGAGCACGGCGCTGGCCACCCGGGCGAGCACGCGCTGGACGCCGGCGCGCGCCTCGTCCCAGAGCTCGATCTTGTACGGCAGGCCTTCGTCCGGCGGGACAGCGCCGGGCGACGGTGCCGCGTCCTCGCCCACACCGCTCAATGGGTCCTGCCGGTCCAT